ATTTTAACTTGTGTATTTGCAGCGTTACCAACGCCTATTGTTTCAAATTTAAATAAAGGGTGTCTATCACCACTAATTAATTGAGATTGAACCATTGGTGTTAATGCTTCATTTGCAGATACATCAGCTGCACCGAATGATTGATTATCCAATACAATCACACTAGCACTTATATTTGCTCCAAATGAACCAGTAAATGAACCTGTTAAAATTCCATCAGGACCTGATAATGTATAAGAACCGGTGTTGTATAAAAATCCGTTTTCTTTAAAGAATGCATATGCATATCCTTTTTTACTTCCATATACAGATGAACCAAATACCGCTTCAATATCATTGGTATCTTCTAAATCAAAAGATGTAGTATACATACCAAATGTTGAACCCGATAATACTATGTCACCATTTCCTAGTGCACTTGCAGTAACATCGCTAAATCCTGCGTTTGCACTTCCAGATGTACTAAAAAGAATACCTAAAGATGCCGAATAAGAACCAGTTGATGCTATTAACATCAAAGGTTTAGTTTCGGTATATCCGTCTTTTCCTACTACTCTACAAATTGTTGCAGTTCCTGCTTCTCTTAAATAGTTTTGTACTGCTAATGGTGTATAATAAGTGTCATCTACTGTCCCAAATAGAGTTTCAAATTCAGTTTGTGAATTTACTATTGTTGGAACTGCAGGTCCTTGTTTGAAAGGTCCTACGAATGCTGCACCTATTTCAGCTACACCTTGTTGTAAAAATGAAAGGTCGTTTTCTCTTGTGAAAACACCTGCTGATACTAATTTCTCTGCCATTTTATATGCTTGATTTTAAAAAATTTATTAATTCTCAATATAAATATAATTTTTTATTTCAAAACAACAATTTATGGTCTATATGTTGGTTGGAAATAATTATATACTTGTGAAATTTCTGTCGATGATAAAACTTTGTTATAGAACAATGTAGGTCCCATTTGTCCTTTATAGTAATTATCATCTGCTCCTATTTTTATAGGGTAGGTTGATGTTGCTGCGAATGCCGAAACTGTCCCTGTTCCTACACTACTACCATTCAAATAATATGTAATACCAGCTGCTGCCGATATCGTCACTGCCACCATATGCCATGTATTCAATGCTGGTGCCGAAAACGTTTGGACAGTATTTGATATAGTACCTCTTGCAGATGAAAAATGTAATCCATCCCAAGTACTTGCTCCACTACTATACATATATAAGTTATAGTCTCTATCTGCTCCTGATTTTGATAATAAACAACCATAAGCTTGTCCAGGATTCGCTGTTAATCTAACCCACGTTATGAATGTCATTGCTGATACATCAAATTGAGTTATACCACCACTAATATTTGAACTTCTATCTTTGTACCAGTATGCATTTGTACCATTTAAAGTCCAATATTTATCAATTCTTGTTGCACCATTGTTATATGTTGGATTTGAACCAGTATATCCCACTCCGTTTGGTGCTCCTGCAGGTCTAACACCCGTACCATAACCACCCAAATCTAACCAATCCGTTCCGGCAGTTCCATCTGTCGATGATGCTTTTGAAGGGTCTAAATACATTCTCAATCCAAGTGATGGAATAAAAGGTTGTGTTGTTGTTCCTTTATTATGTGAAATAATACCATTTGCTAAATAAACGTCATAGTTTTCCACATTAATTGTTGCAATCTCAACATCTTCGGTTATAGTTGCTATATTGTAAACTTCAATTTCTTCTACTCCTGCAAACTCATCATATTTTACAATCATATCTCCAGGTAAAATATTTTCTACATTCTTAAACTTATATTTTTCAGTTTCAGAATCAAATACCCAAAGAGGGTGAGTTCCAGTTGCGTTTAATAAACCATCATTTATAGAATAATACCCACTTGCAAAGTTAAATACAATATCTGCTACTACTACTTCTTGATAAGAACCTGAGTTTGATTCTAACATATGAAATCTCCACTCAACTTGGTCACTTTCAGGTGATTGATTTTCATCAGGTAAGTTGTTAGGAACCCATGCTTTAATAATATCACCAACATTTAAATCTTCAACATTTACTTGAGAACCATCTGCTTTTTCTATCTTTGTACCAAACAATAAACAGAAATCAGGTTGGTTGATTGTATTGTAAACATCTACCGCATATAAAGTTTTTGTAGCAGCAACATTGTAGTTTGTTGCATTTATATTATATCCATCAGCATATGTCATTGATAAAACTGATTGAGCTTCCGAATAATTTGAAGCGTTTATTGCTGCAGGTGTTATTGGAAACGATGGTGATGCTCCTAATGTTGGAGAACCAACTGAAAAGTTTGCGTTATCAAATGTTACCGAATAGTTTGCTGCTACACTTGCTACCTTTGTACCATGCAAAGAACCAGCAGTTCCAAATGAAAACGTTGCCGTTTCCGTTGTACTTTCTACAATGTATGTATATGAAGGTAAATTTCTAGTTATAGAATCAACTGCGAAAGATGTAAATGCGGTATTACTACCTGCACTGGTACCACCCAATCCACCAATTGAAACCGCTTGAGTTGTTCTTGCCGAACCGCTTACTGCTCTATATAAATTACCTAATGATAAATTGGTTCTTGCCATAATAGTATAAATTATCCTCTATAAATATCTAAAAGTTTTTCTTTCCACACTTCTTTATTAGAAAAGTGTTTTATCATCCAATTTTTTAATTTTTCAAACTCTGCTTTACGGGTTTCATAATCATCTTCACAAATCGTTTGGTAGGTCTGCTTAAATGTTTCCTCGTCAAACGCTTTGTATTTATAGTCAAGTGGAACATGCCATTTTTCATGTAATATTGGAAGTTTACCCCAATCCACTGCTTCAAAAATTCCGTATCCGAATGGTTCATATTCAAAGCAAGAGTGAGATATTCCCCAATCAAGTGCGTAGAACCTTTCCTTATATTTGTAATCAAATTTGTAAATTTTTGATTTTTCAAATTTGTATCCATATTTTCTTTTGTAATATTTGTTAAATGTTTCTGAATTTGTAGAAATATAACTTTCCAATCCATCCAAATATTCTGGATTTTTTCTACCTTCCGTTCTTGCCGCAAATCCTATTTTGGTAGATTCTGATAATTCTTTATTATTCTTAAATTCATAAACATTTGGTATATGATGTAAATTTTCGGTTTGATATGGAAAATGATACAATCCTACCCAAATTTTATTTTTTATTTTATTAATTAATTCATTTTCATATTCCCAGTTTCCGTACCAATGTAAATATTCATCTTTATCCTGTTGTGCTATCAATGATACTTTTGTAAGATTATGAAACACAATCGAGTCAATTTTTTCTAAATTTTGATGAATTGCTCTAGTTGGTGTATAGTGACCATGAAGAATATGTATTTTTCTAGCCCCATTAAGAATTTCAATAATTTTATCTTCCGATGTTTCCCAAACATGGTCAATTTCAATTGGAAATTCTTCGTAATTATCTGGCTTTTTTCTATGAAATAAAAGAAGTGGTTTTACTTCTAAATGAGGTGCCACTTCTTTTATCCATTCCGTTACCCATATATCAGCACCGCTGTTGAACCATGGGCCTCCAGCGGTGGTGTAATAAACATCATACATTAACTATAAACCTTTTTGTTTTTTTAAATTTTCTACTTCTAAAGTCAATTTGTGTATTTGAGTTTGTTGCTCTTTGATACCTTCAATTAATAATGCTACTAATTTATCGTATTTAACTGCTTTATATCCTGTTTCTCTTGTTGTTACCAATTGTGGTAATACTGATTCAATCTCTTGTGCAATTACACCCACATCATTTCCTTCAAAACCATGATACTCTTTCATATCTTCTTTCCAATCATAAGTGTTACCACTAATTTTGGAAATTTTTTCTAAAGCGTTTTCAATTGGTTTGATATTTTCTTTAAAGTTTTTATCCGAAGTTGAGAATGCTACGATATCACCGGCTGCGTCTATTCTACCTGCGGTTGCCGATGCAGCCATACCAATACCTATTGAATTAAATCTAACATCCGATGATGTAGCGATTGATTGTGGTAATGATAATGTTACACCACCGGTAGATGTACTTGCAACAACTTGATTTGATGTACCAGTAATTGAAGTTACACCGGTGTTTGCAATTGTTACTGCACCACTTCCATTATACGATGTACCACTTAATCCAGTACCAATTGTTAATGTTGCTAAGTTAGAACCCAATGCAATACCACTAATAGTAGAATTTACTAATTGTGCATTTGTTATTGATGTGTTTGCAA